AATAAATGTGTTAGGAAAGACTGGTTCTGGTAATAAATCAACAGGTTGGAAAGGAACTGGAAAAATAACAATATATAAAAATACATCAATATTTGATGAACTAATGGAAAGATACAAAAATACAGGAGAAGATATATACTTTGATATACAAGTATCAAATAGTGATCCTACATCAGCAGCAGGAGTTTGCACAATGGTATTTTCAGGATGTAATGTAGATGGTGGAGTGTTAGCTTCATTTGATGTAGATGGTGATTTCCTAGAACAAGAAATTGACTTTACATTTGAAGATTTTTCAAATCCAACAAAATTTACACAATTAGCAGGTATGCAATAAAAATAAAATAAAAAAATAGTTAATGAAAGGAAAGATAAGATATGAGTTTAGAAAGTTTTATGTTGAAAGATGAAGTAAAAGAAGTTGAATATGTTGCTTCTAATAGATTTGTAGATAAAGAAGGAAAAGTAGAAAAATGGAAACTAAAAACCATTACTGCAGATGAAAACGATGCAATAAGAAAACAATGCTATAAACAAGTTCAAGTAGGAAAAAGAATGAAACAAGAATTTGATACTGTAAAATATTTAGAATTATTAGCTGATAAATGTATTGTTTATCCGGATTTGCATAATGTTGAATTACAAGATTTCTATAATGAAATGGATTCAATAAAATTGTTGAAAAAACATTTATTAAACCCAGGAGAATATGATGATTTAATGCAAGAAATACAAGAAATAAATGGATATAGTTTAGATGATGCGGTTGAAGAAGCAAAAAACTAATTAAGGAAGGCGAGAGTGAGGCTGTATATGCACATTTTTGCCTTCAAAAACTTCATAAATTTCCGCATGAATTTCTAAATCTTCCGTTTAAAGAAAAGGCTTTTGTTATTGCATCTGTTCAAATAAGAGCAGAAAATGAAAAAGAAGAAGCCAATAAAATTAAAAAGAAATAATCTTATTTTTCTAAAAGGAGGAAAATATGGCTACTATAAAAAGTTCAATAGTGGTACAAGATATGGCTTCCTCTGTATTTGCAAAAATACATTCTAATGTAAGTAAAACAACAGCAGGATTTAAAAACTTGAATAGTGAAATGTCAAACGCTCCAACAAAAGCAATAAATAATGCTGAAAGGTTAAATGCATCGGCAGTAAAAACTGAATTAGCATATCAAGCAGAGTTACAGGTTCTGAGACAAGTTGAATCTGAAGCTAAAAAGATTATTGCAGCAGAAGGAACACAAAGTGCAAAAGCACAAGATTTAATTTCTAGTGTGGTTGAACAGAGAAGATTAGTAGAAGGTTTAAAGAAAGATTATGATAATGTTTCTAGTAGTATTAAAAATTCTCAAAATAGTCAAGAAAGCTTTAATAATAGTGTGAAAAAGACACAGGTAAACCAAGAGAGACTAAACAATAGTATAAAAAATTCACAAGAAAATCAAGATAAATTTAGTAATAGTATAAACACATCATATAGTAATGGAAATAAACTTCTTTCTACTATAAAAAAAGTTGCATTAGCAGTTGGTGGTATATCTGCAATAAAGGGATTGCTTAATTTGTCAGATGAAATGACAAATAATAAAGCAAGATTAAATTTGATTGTAGATGATGGTGGTAGTGTAGAAGCATTACAAAATAAAATTTTCGTATCTGCAATGAATGCTAGGGCTTCATATCAGACTACTACAGATATTATTACAAAACTAGGTTTACAGGCCAGCAAGGCATTTAAAGGAAATGATGAATTAATTGCGTTTGCGGAACAATTAAATAAAACATTTGCAATATCCGGAACTGAAGCAACAGGAATAGAATCTACAATGTATAACCTAACACAAGCATTATCAACAGGTGTACTTAGAGGGCAAGATTTAAATGCGGTATTTTCAAATGCTCCGCAAATAGTTCAAAATATTGCAGATTATTTAAATGTTCCAATTGGTAAGATTCGTGATATGGCAGCGGATGGAAAGATTAGTGCACAAATTGTTAAAAATGCTATGCTAAAAGCTGCAGATGAAACAAATGCAAAATTTAATAAGATGCCAATGACTTGGAATCAAGTATTTACCAAAATGAAGAATATTGCAATAAAAGCACTAGATCCTGTTCTTAATAAAATAAATGCATTAGCAAATAATCAACAAGTGCAAGAAATGTTTAATATGTTTATAAATGGTGCCAGTTTAGCAGCACAGGCAATTTTAAGCTTAATAGAAGGTATATCATGGCTGTTAAGTGTATTAGAACCTGTAGCACCAGTTATACTTGGATTAGTAGGAGCCTATGTTGGATTTAATATAGTTTCAATGATTGCAAGTGGACTTTTAGGTATGTTGTCAATAGCACATGGAATTGCAGGAGCGGCAGAAATGTTACATTCTGGACAAACTATGGCAGCAACTGCAGCACAATGGGGATTAAATTCTGCATTGTTAGCGTGTCCTATTACTTGGATTGTGATTTTGATAATGGCCTTAATTGTTGCACTAACATATTTGTGGTTTACTAATGACAAGGTGGCTTATGGAATTCTTTATGTTTGGGATGCATTGAAATTAGGAATAATGGTTGCTGGACTTGGAATTCAAGGTGTATTTTATGCAATAGTTTTAGGTGCTATGGCATTATGGTTAGGAATTCAAACTTGTGTACTTGGAGCAATGGGTGCTTGGTATGCATTTCAAACAGGAGTCGAGGCTGTTTGTTTGGGAGTTTTAAGTATTTTCCAAGGCTTATATAATGGAGTTGTTTGGTTGGTAAACCGGAATAATTCAAGCGTTGAACAAAATACCAGGAGTGCAAATAGATACCGTTGAAGCAGCACACTTTGCTGATGACTTTGCAAGTAAAATGACAAATAATATCATAAATAGAAATGCAAAATTACAAGAAATGGCTAGTCAAATGGATGGAACTGTCGACAAGATAAACCAATTAAAAGGTGAATTTGGAACGAAACTTAATGCATCAGCAACCAATATACAAAATACGGCAATAGATATGAATAATACTCGACAAGACAGAGTAGATCATAGAAATGACTGGATAAATGGTGCTGGAAATGCTATAAAAAATGTGTTAAACGATAAGAGTTTCACAATAGATCCATCACAGTTTGGAAATACACTAGGAGATATTGCTGGAAATACAAAGGACACAGCCAATAACACTAAACAAATAACAGATGAAGATTTAAAATATTTAATAGATATAGCAGAAAGAGATACTATAAATAGATTTACAACCGTTCCATTAACTATAAATATGACTAACAATAATAATATTGATAGTGAAACAGACATTGATGGAATAGTTGATTCTTTAACCAAAAGGTTAGAGGAAGAATTAGAATATATTTCAGATGGAGTACATGAATAGGAGGGATTTTAATGGCATATTATTTTTATTTAGGCAATGTACTTCTTCCCATTCCTCCTAGTAAACTTGAACTAAAAATAAGTAA